TAGTTGACATTCCGTAGGCCATAAGCAAAAAGGGTATCTTAGTATATTCTAAACGAAGTTTGGCCTAGTGTCTCAGGCTTCGCTAAGTTAAATTGTTGCAGACAAAGATAACCAAAAGCATCAAACGCATGGTCCACTCCCAGATTCTTATTAGGTAAACCAGTATTAGGTGCATAAGTTAACGTTCTAAGTGCTTTTATCAATTCTTTACAACGAGGGTGTATAAGCGTCCTTCTATCTCCATTAGCGTCAAACAGGGCAGTATTGACAGCAGTGATCTTATCTCTGATCTTCCACGGGCTTCTAGGACTCATAACAGTAAAACCAGACCTTCTAAGTATCGTATGATCTGTTACTCCTACCCCAGAAGTCTTTCTTGCACTTCCAGTGGGGTCTGGACAAGCAATAATTCTACGATCAATTCCATATCTTCTTGTAACTTCTTCTGCAAAGTCCCATGTGGTAGCACCTCCTGTCAACATTATCTCATCAAATACATACAAGGTATCGTTATGTTTTACAGCACAGATTCCTGCCATAGGGTCAACGTTAAAATCCAACCCAATTAACAAAGGAAGCATGTGTAAATCTGCCACCTCCTTATCAATATTGTCATCACCAAAACTAACCGCCACCAATCCCGTTAAATTCTCAAAACTTGCCTCAAATTCCTGTCTAAACGTCCTTGCATCCAACTGCCCTCTAGCAGCTTCAACTTCTTCTTTCGCTACATTACCCCCCTCTACTGTAGTAAAACTCCATCTTTGCCAATCATCCCATTCCTGTTCACCACAAAAGCACCACATATCATAAAACCAACTCGCAGTTCCATCAGGAGTAGATATGAAAAGTGCCCAACCCTGTTTATCAGCCAACGCAGGTCTTATTACTTCAGCCCATACATCTCTATCCATAAATGCTGCCTCATCCAAAACAACACCCGCCAAGCTCCTACCTCTCAATGCCATTGCATTTTCTGTTCCCTTCAACTCAATACTCGATCCATTAATCAAATCGAGTCTCAAATCTGTCTCATTTTTTGCTTTAACCCACACTTTAGGCACTAACCTCTTCAATTCTTTCCATGCAATATCCTTTGCCATCCGATAAGTAGGAGCACAGTAAAAATAAACCTCATTCGGCCTGTTTATAGCTCCTCTCAATAGTTCTATACAAGAAAGGTATGACTTTCCAAATCTTCTACCCGCAACCAATACCCTAAATCTCTTATCACTATTAAATACCTCACCCTGGGCATACCTTAAACTTATCTCACTCTTCTTTTTTTCACTGACAGCCATAAAATTAACAAAAAATACAACTCATACCCCCTATTTATAGCCTATTAACATACTTTTAAGTTATCATTCACTTAAATACATTCAAAAATACCGTGGTTTCATCTACATTTCCTGCCGATCAACCATTAGAAGATTCTAAACCTAAAAGAAATATCAATTTTCGTACCCGTACTTCCTGTCAAAACGTACAATTACGTTCCCAACGCCTATACTCTCGTCAGCTTGAAGGTAAAACTACTCGTGCCCTTGTCCTAGAACACTCCAAAATAGAAGGCATCTCAGAAGTAACGGCTTGGCAAGATTGGAAAAAAGTTAAACAATGGAATAAAGAAGATTGGGAAAAAGATAGAGAAACTCTTCTTCCTCGCCTTCAAGCAATGAGAATACGCCTATTCAACAAAGCAGTTAAAAAAGGTCAGCTTCAAACAGCAGCACAAATACTAGATTCCCTTGGCAAAGTTATAGGCGAATCCGTAGAAACAGTAAATATCCAAGCTCCTGAATTATCTATTCGTGTAGAACCAAAAAATTAAACGAAATATATTTAAGTTCCTCGGTAATGCTTAAAAAATAAAAATAATTTGCAACACTACCCCATCCATAGGTGAGAAGAGTTACAAATTTAATTACGTTTAGGCTAGCCTAGAATCAGCTGTAAGCGATCTTAAGATATTTTCTAGTGTTTATATGTTTGAACTGTAGCTCCTTGTCTGTAGCTCCCATAAACATATAATAACTAACATTATTTTTTAGTTCAGGTGATAACTTAAAACCTATCTCGAAAGCTTTGTCTGGATTTTGCATTAGCTCTGTATTGTAGTTCATGATTATTTTTTAGTTAAGAATAGTTTTAGTTGACGCTCTCCGTAGAATTCGCCATGTTTAAAACCAGTTAATTCATAACCACATTCAGGCATAGACTCTATCCACTTTTGTAGTTTTTCGTCAGCAGTAACTTTGATAGAAGTTTTCATTTGTAAGATTTAACTATTAATATTATAAACATATATTATTTATATGTAATGTAAATATGATACAACTATAAGTATATTATTTTGATATACAAATAAGTTTATATTTGATACAATAATAATTAAGCATAGCTATCTCTAATTTATTTATTACTTAACATCATTTTACTAGCTAACCTAATTTCAAATCATTAGTAGATATTATTTATCTCAAGTAAAAATATTTTACTAGATCACTATTGCTTTACATAAGAAAATTATTTCAAATCTTACCATCATGAGAAACCTATTTTTATTTCTATCAATTGGATCTATAGGGTTAATTAGTTCTATTGGATCAGGTCTTAACAGATCAACTTTGAACCAGTGCGTTAACAATAATGATAATTCGGCTTGTGAATACCTTTTAACAAAAGGGAACAAATTTCAACAAGTGCAAGCAAAGAAAGTTTTATTAATTCGAGGTCTTTAATTAAGGATATGAATAAATGATTAAATTTACTAATGAAGAATTGGAAGAAATTCTAAGAACTTTCTTATATGGTTCTTATCCCTCATCATTAGGAGATAATGACCAACCCAAAAGAAGAAAGAGTATTAAAACAAAAATTCAAAAGGAATTAAAAAATGATACAAATTAAATTATTTTTATTAGATGCTGAAGTTGCTGAAGTTTTAGAAAATATAGAAAGCTTGCAACATTTACAGACATTCATAACATTAAAACAAGAAATTTTAAAAAAGTACGAATCTAAAAAAGCGATAGAGCAATTAGAAAATCTAACTTTTTAAAATGATTAATTCTTATTTAGAAGTAAAAAAATACTTCTAAGTAAAAATTAATTATTAATTTAATTAATTTATTAAAAATCTTACAAATTAAATTTATTGTGACTATTAAAAAAAATCATCTTACAAGTATAAGTAAGATAAAAAAAGAATATCCATTATTCTTTGATAAAAAAACAAAAGATAGCTTTCAATCTATAATTTATAAAGATGTGAAAGTTTTAAAAGATTGTACTTATTTCATTACAAGTGAGATTTTAAAATATGAGAGAATCGGGGAACATGAAATAATACATGATGAAAAGGATAGAGTTTTTAAAATTAGATATGTAACTATTAACTTCAAAGTAAATTGTATTAGAACTTGTGAGCATAATTTTAAAACATATCATCAAGCTTTAATGTATTTGGATAGATTAGAACATGATAATGGAGGGTTTATGGTTAGTCAGCATAAAGCAAATATGGCACTTATGAGAATCCAGGAGAAAGTTTAAGATGAATAAAACAGTAATAACACCTTATACACCAATAAAATATTATAAAGTGTTTAATTTTGGGAAAATTGATTATTATAAAATCAATAAAAAAAATTGCAAAGTTGAAATAGTTTTAAAGTTAAATAATAATAGATTAAGTATTACGCAAAGAACATATAATAATATTGAGAGTGATTATGTAGAATTTGGATGTTGCTTTGAAAGTTTAAAAGAACATTTAAAAGATAATAAGACTTTTAATGTTTTATATAGATTAAATAAGTTATATCATTTGAATAATTGCATTGCAGGCAGTCCACAACAAGATGAATATTTAAAAACTTTAAAAAAACCTGATAATATATATTTTCAATTTAAATATAAAAGTTTATACGATTGGCAATGTGAAGAATTAAAAAAAGTTGATTTATTATATGATAAAAGTTATTTAGTGGATAATAAACCTTATTTATTCGGCAGTAGGTGGTTAAAAAAAGAAATACCTAATGGAGTAATAGAAGAAATAAAAGAATTAATAAATAATAATTGAAAGTTTACTAATCATCTGATATAATTCTAATAGTTTATACTTCAAATCTTAACAATGAAAGAATTAAAGCCTATTAAAGGCCAAAAATCAAAACTAACAAAAAAATCTATTAAATATGAAATATTTAGTTAAAACATTTTCAGCATGGACTACTTTTGAAGATTTAATTTTAAATGAATTTGAATTAAAAGAGTATAAAAATTATGCTAAAGAACAACAACTATTAATAGAGGTTAGTGACTATGACATATAAAGTAACCTACGCTATAGATTCATTAGATACTCAACCAGTAGTTAAGTTATTTGATGAAGAATATGAAGCATTAGAGTGGATGAATGATGAGATTCAAAGAAGAATTGAATATGTAATAGAACATAGTCAATTTTCTATTAGTGAAAAAGAATATCAAGAGATAGAAGAAAATGAACATACGCTAGTCAGGATAGAAAAATATGGAAACTAAGAAACAAAAAATAGCATTAATAAATACTTTACTTAAGTTTTATGATGCTTCAAATAATGAAAGTTCAAGTCAACTTTATTCAGATATTTTACATTTTACAGTTGGATTAACATTTGAAAGTTTTAATTCTTGTAATGAAATAGCTGAAAGACTTTATACAAAAGGAAAAAAAAGTTATGAATAAAAAGAAATTAACCACACTCTCACATACTGAACAAGTGAAAGTAACTTTAACAAGTGAACAATTAAAGAGTTTAGAAAGACAATGTAAAAGACGTTTTAATATGATTAATAGATCACATATGATTAGACAATTAATTATAGATAGTATTGAAAAAGAAAATACAATTAAAGAAATTAATAAAGATAATAATAATGAAAATTATTTAAGTTATGAAGAATATAGCTTAGTTCATAGCGTTTTAAAAGATAGTCTTAAAGCTATTTTAGAGAAAGAGAAAGTAGATGAGATATTAAAGAAATTATATTATATTTCGATATTAGATTATAAACAACTAAACATTTTTCAAAACAATGAAACTTAAAAAAACTAGAAAAGAAAGAAAGTGTTATTCATGTAAATCTTTAATAAATAAAGGAGATTTATATGGTCAAAAAAGCATAGCATTAGGAGAAAAAGTTAATGGAGAAAGTGAAACTTTTGATGGTATGAATGTAGTGGTTAATTATATGAGAATACCAGTATCAATGTGTAAAACTTGTTTGGAGAATAAATAAATGTCAGATAGAGATGAAAAATGGGAAGAAAATAAAGCTGAAGTTAAAGAATTAGCTCAGGAATTTATTTATGATGAAAAAAGAAAAAGTGAGTGTATTAAATATTTCATGGCTCATTTTAAAGTGAGTCAATCAACTGCTTATAGATGGTATGACAAGATCTATAATGAACTATCAATACCTAGTTTAGATAAGGCACATAAGTTAGCTGAATATAAAGCTCAGGTGGAGCATCAAATAGAAGAATCAATGAAAGATATAGAAAAATTACCAATAGGAGAAAAGATAGAAATTTTCTCAAAAATAACCAAATTAAAAAAGGAGCTAAGAAAGCTATGAGAAATTCTCATGAGAATCACTAATTAATTAACTGGCATTTGTTTAATGGATTTAATCCTGAGCAATGAAGGTTATGTAAGTGGTGCAAACACCTATACTTCTTAATCGGTCTTGACGACTCAATGTAAGCCCAGTACAAATCAAAACCGAAAATTCGTTACCAAAAATGATTAATGAATACTACATAACAGAATCAGCAATTATTAAAAGAGTTTATTCTGTTAAAGCTAATTCAAAAGAAGAAGCTAAAGAAAAATTCAACAAAGAAGGTGGAGATTATTTACCTCCTTCAGATGAATCAGAAGAAGTTGATGGATCACATCAAATAGAAGAAGTTGAATTTATAAAGGAGGTAAAAGAATGATCTCTAAACAACAGCTAGCAATAGGAATTATTAATACAGTTATTTCTAACTGGGGAAATACATATCCTATGCTTCACGAACATCCTGATTTAAAAAAGGATTTAATTTTTATTAGAGATTTACTTGAAGATAAATATTTTAGAAAGTTAAAGTTAGCTGAGAATCATATGTATTACGTTCTTATGAACACTTATGAAGTTGACTTAGCACATGATTTAGAAAAGATTCAAAAAGCTATTCAAGATATTGGTAAAGACTTAGTACACCGAACTGCTTTAGTAAGTGCGACTTTACTTGATGACTTTAATTCTGAAGAATTGGTAGAAAGAGATCTTGAAATAATGCAAGAGCGTGTTACTACATTAGAAAATTACTTAGACCCTTACGATCCAAAAGTTAAAACAAATGACTGAAGTACTACTAGCACTAAAAGAAGCTAAAGAAACAATTAATCGTTTATTAATTCAATATCCTATTGGTTCTACCATGAGAAGAATTGAATTAAATAATGATTTAAAACGTATAAAAGATCAAATAACAATTGTAGAAAATTTTTTAGAACCTTTTACAGTTGCAGAGTTAGAGAATATGGAGAATGATAAATGATTGACAACCCACTACCAGATCAAGTTATGGATGAAATGGATCAGCAATATATGGCTGAACAATTTCATGAACACTGCACCGATAGAGCTAATGAGATAGCTAAAGAATTTAATCTGTTACCAGAATTTTATGATGATTTTGCAGAATATTATGCTGATCTGTGCAGAGAATCAGATGAAGGATATTCAATAATTGCCACTAAAGATTATATCGATGATTGGTGGAAAAAAGATTCTTACATTTATGACAATTACAAAACACCTTACATAGAGGAAACAAAATGAATAGAGATTACATGGCAAATATGTTATTTAACATCAATGATGTTGTTGAAACAGTACAAAGTCATTTAATAAATGATGACATCATAGAGGACTATCATGAAGATCAGTTTAATGAAGAACCAAAAACATTAATGGATATTCCAAAAGATCGGGAAGGATCATCTATAACTATTGGCGATTGTCTTTTAGATTTGCAGACTCATATTAATGAGTTGCACTCTTACTTCAATAAAATGGAGAAGAAATAAAATGATTTCTAAATTAGAACAGATCAAAAATGATCTTGATAAATATATCAATGGAGAATTAAAAAAAAGTCCACTTGATAGAGACTTTGAAGTTTGCAGTTTTGAAGATGATCTTCTTGAGATAATAGATTCTTTCGATAAAATTATTAATTATGATCCCACCCCTCAATATTTATATGATGATTCTGGCGGAGAACCACCTATATCAGCAGAAGAAAGGAATAAAAAAGCATTTGAACAAAAATTAATTGATAAGGGTTAAAATTATTTTTCCTTAAATTTCTTTAAAAAATCTGACATGGCTTCTCTGATAAGGAAGCCAACAGATAATCCTGGTTGTTTTAACTCTACAAATTTAGCATAATCATCTTCATCAACGGATATACTGATACGCTTTAGGTTTTTGGTCATAATGAATGGCAAATATATATTAATATACTAGCAGACCGATATAAAAACAACCTATGAATGGCCGAAAAACATGACTTAAGAAAAAGAAAAGAACCAAAAGAAAAAGAATATATAAAGAGTTTATATAAATTTATTAATAATATATATATTAAATACTTTATCTATTAATAGATTAAAGTTATCTATTAATAGATAATAATATATATATATACTTATATAGGATATAGAGAAGATTTATTGTTGACATATTATTGAATATCATCTACTGTCAGTAAAGATCATTAATACTATATGAATGGCAAAACCAAAAAAGCGTAAAGTCTCTTTTGAAGAGTATCAAAAAGTGGCAAATGAACTTTCTGACAAATATCCAGGTTGGAAAAGAATATTTGAATACGACCAACAACAACGTGAAAAAGAAAATGGAAAAAACTAAAAAAGACATAAAAGTCTCTGTATTCCTTGATGAAGAGATGGCAAGTTTTATTGACGATACAAAAACCTACGGAATGAACAGATCGGATTATATGCGTAGTCTTGTCTGGGAAAAGATGAAACGTAAAAGGCCAAAACCTTCTCAACCTAGCAATGATCCTTTTGCCAACCCAACCATCAACGGGAGATTAATACCTGATGACCTGAAAGAATATTCTCAGCTAATCCTTGAATGGTGGCCTATCAGATATAAAAATAAAGCTACTTGCTCTACAAGCGTTGCTCAGAGGATTTTTAAGAAGTTACGAACATTCACACCCAAAGACAGGAAGATAGCCCTTGAAAAGGCAATAGCGGGTGGCTGGAGAGATATTTACGAGATAAAACAATCCAATATTGCAGAAGAGCCAAAAAACAATCATCCTGCACATAGGGTATTCACCGCTAAAGGAGGTTTTCAATAATGACCGACAGATATGTGGATGTCAATTCTCAAAGCAATCTTTATGCAGATAAAAACATAACTACCAGAGATTTGGATAATCTAGGACTTTATGGAAAAGAAAGAATGTTTAGACCTAGAAAAAGAAATAAAAAGCATAAAAATGTTTTTGCAGAATTAAAAACTTTAAAAAGGGAGAAAAAATAATGGAACGAATATTTAACACGCTATCTGTCATCAAACTTCTCAAGGATGGTCTTAAAAAACCTAACCCTGCCAACTCCAAAAAGAAAATGTGGACTCTAAAACAGCTAGACGAACCTTCACCTGGTTGGAAAGATGTTGTCACTGAATGTGAAGGTAATCCCTTGTTCAAGAAAGGTTATCAAGGTGTTAAATTTACTAACCTTGCTAGGACAACCATGCAAGAACCAAAGAAAATAGAGGAGAAGGTTGAACTCACTGATCCGAAAGACTTTCAAAAATACGATTTCTAATTAAAAATGCAAACAATAAAATCTATTCCCACTAAGTATTCAGGCCATACATTCAGATCAAGACTAGAGGCTAAAGTAGCTGTATTTTTTGACGTATTAAATCTTTCTTGGGAGTATGAACCAGAAGGATATGATTTACCTATAAATGGATGGTATCTACCAGATTTTTTACTAAAAAAGAATGAAAAACTAAAACATGATATTTGGGTTGAGTGCAAGGGTAAAGAACCAACTATTGAAGAGGATAATAAATTAAATGAATTAGCTTGTACCACAGGAATTTTAGGAGGGTTTTTTATTTCTTCAGAAACTTTTACAAGAAATTATCATACTTTAACTAAATACCCTGAAAAAATTTATTTTAATGGAAAATCTTTTTACGACCATGATCTCAGAGGATTTGGAACTGATTTAGATCATTATTTGAAGCCTTTAAGATACCCTTTGCCTTATTACATTCCTTTTGACAGATGGGATAGCTTAAGAGAAGAACTAACACCTGATGATAAGGGTTTCATTCTTAATTATGTAAATGAAAGAGATAGTGGAAGATACTGTTCTCCTTTAACTACTAATGAAATTAAAGAACTTGAGCAAACTAAAAGTAGAGAAGCAATTGAGTTTATAGAAAGTAACATTGCTGCAAGAAACAGAATTTGGGATTACATAGAACCACATTCATTAGATTATTTCGGTGAAGGTGATGATGATATTTCTAATGTTCCTTTATTCAAAAAGGCTATAGAAATAGCTTTGTCTTATAAATTTAATTAAAAGTCATGAAAACTATCGAACTACTAAAACCACTACCTATTCGTAGAGATGAACAAAGACATCAATACGTCAACATTGAAACTGGACAATGGTTCAGTTATTCAACTACTGGTGTCTGCAATGAACTAACAGAAGAGGACAAACAGAATATTGAATTTCATCGTGCTGAATGGCAGCCTAGAGGTGAAAAGGTGCATGAATGTCTGGCAGAGAAAATGCTAGGCAATAAAAAGATTGATTTTGAAGAATATGGTGAATGGGTTGAACCTTTACTTCAACATGATCTGTTCACACATTTTGAACCTATGGCAGTGGAACACATGATGGCTATACCTGATAAATCTGTAGGTGGTCAGCTTGATCTATTAGGTTACGACAGTAAGACGAGACAAGTAAGACTAATTGATCTAAAAACTAAAAAAAGTTGTGATTATTTCATGCGAAAAAGAAAGAAAGATGGATTGTTATATATCAAGGATTTGGATAGATATTGGCAAGAACCATACTCTACTGATAAACAGCTTGGTTGTTATGTTGAGATGTTAAAGCTGAATTATGATATTACACCTGATGTCTGTAATACGATCTGGGCATTTGAAGGTAGATGTATTTTAAATAACGATCAGCCAGTTGAAAGATGCACTGAAGCATGGAATGAGGCATGGGAAAAGTTTGAAGCTAGAGAGGAGTTGTTTTAATGACAACAGAACAAAAGATTGAAGCAGCCATGAAGCGTATCGCTGAACTAAAACTATTAATTAAATATTGGAGTAAAAGTAATGCGTTATAACCTTAATGTTTCTGGTAGGGAATATAAGCTTATCAGGGCTTCTCTTGTTAACTTTCAAAGAAGTCTAACTGTATCAGAATTTGATGAAGATTTTGGTAATTTAATTGATGAATTAGATGAATGTTATCTAAAGATTACTAAACAACAAAAGGAACAATTAAAGATCAAAATTAAAAGTAAATGGTTAAAAAAATGAATCAATTTGAAGAAGAGATCAAACGTAGAATTAAACACTATTACGATCAGTTGGCCGCATTAGAAAATGCTTATTTTCATCACGAGATTGAAGCAAAGGAATATATTGTGCAATATGAGAATATTAAAGACAAAATTGAGTTATTGAAAGGATGACTAACCCACAAAAACGCAAAGGTGATAAAGCAGAACACGAAGCTGCAAGATTATTAAGTGACGTTACTGGTTTTTCTTGTCAACGCAATCTAAGTGCAGGAATCCCTGGAGATGTCGGAGATATTTACGGCATACCTAATTGCGTGGTACAGGTATGTGATTGGAAAGATAAATCAAAAGCTTGTCTTGTTAAACCTAGAGAAGTAGAAACGCAACGTGAAAACGCTGGTGTGGACTTTGTTGCGACTATGGTCAGGTTTCGTGGAGGTAATTGGAGAGTTGTATTGACACCAGAACAATTCAACACATTGTTACAATCAGCATTGCAGTAAACATAATATTATTGTAGTATTAAATTTATAGTAAACAATTATTAAATGACTATTACAGAAGGCAAGCCTCCTGACATAACCATTCCGAATTTAGGAGGTCTTATAAGGAAAGACGATCTTTACTATAAAGGCAAACTTCCTTATTGTTCTTGGGCTAAAACTGCACAAAGGATCAGAGAACACGCACCTAACTGGTTCTTTGCTTTAGAACCTGATCCGAATGGACAGATTGTTTGGATAGCTCCTGATAATACAGGTTATCTGATGGGTTATTTTTACAATATAGAAACAGGCATCAAATTACCTTTATATCCTTATGCAATTACAGGCTACGGAAATAAAACCATAAAATACGAAGAAATTTCTACAAATGATATTCAAAATTCTCATCGTAGATGTCTTTGTGCCTGTGGTTGCTATAGCTTTGGTGATGCCTTTGAACTTTGGGCTGGTTTAGAGATTGAAGAGGCAGAAAAGGAAGAGAAACAAGCACTTCCACCACCCAAGAAAGGTGTAGCCAAAACTCCTACAAGACCTAATCAAAAGCTAGAACCTACTACTGTTTTAAATAAACTTCCTGATCCAATATCTAAAGAAGCTAGAGAAGCTATTCTTGAACAGCTTTCAACATTACAGCAATTACATCCTGACAAGATGAAAGCAGTTATTGAAGCTTTTAAAAACAAGTTCAATATTAAAAGTTCCAAGATCAGTGGACATATCACTACTGCTGAACACGGAGAGTTTCTTGCTCTTGAAATATCCAAGATTGATGAAAGCCTATG